CATCACCGCCCCAGTCTTCCATCCTAAGATCGGAAACTTGGACAGATTCACTTAATTTTTTTTTTTGGACCGGTGCTACCGACTCTTTTAAGAATTTCCTATAACCGTATACAAGTTCCTTATGAACTTCGGCTACCTGCATTTTCTTCTGTTCGGGATTATCGCCATGTCTTGCACCCGATGGGCCGACAGATGTAACGACAGGGCCGTCTGCGCCATTAGGAAAGAAATCGTTTCCGGATGCAAACTCAACATCGTCATAACCATTTTGAAGATCTTCCATTGGAAAGTCGTCACCGCCGTAATCTTCATCTGATCCGTGGCCTGCGCTCGCTAAAGCATCGGCATCATCCGAGAAATCATCAGGACCCATGTGGTCAAATGATGTGTCGTCGCCATTAAGGAAATGATCCAACGAACTATGAAACATATTATCAAAATCGGGATTTTGACCATATCCTGTTTCGCCGGCCACCATTTGCTTTAATTCTTCTTCCGAAGCAGCAATATCGTAGTTTGATCTAATAGACTGAGAAATAAAGTCTAGGTCATATTCACTGTTTTCATTCATAGCACATGCGTCCCTTGCTGTTGCCGGATTTGATTGTCTGCAAGAATCTACATGGGCTTCTTCCATTGATGTGCAGCCTTCCTCGGCTTTACCGTGTTTTTTATTGTAAATGGACCACGCTGTAGCGAATGCCTTGCTATGATCGTCTGGATATTGTTTTTTCAGGTCTAGAACTACATCTTCCATTCCGGGTGGGGCACTTTCTTTGGCTGCAATTTTAGTGGTTGCCCGGGCGACGCCGGCCGCACCTTTTTCAGCTCGTTTATTTAACCAGTCGGCTTCGTCGCTCCACTTATCACCCTTCTTACCTGATAGTTCTCTTGCCGAATCAGCATCTCGTACATCTGCTCGGATATCAGTTGATCTACCTTTAGAATAGGATTTTAGTGTATCCTTGCTAAGTTCGTTTATAGGAGTATTAATTCCGGGGACGGCCATTACGCCTTCCATTAGATTAATGAGTTTTCTCATATTGTTCATAGCATACCTACCTTTAATAAGTTAGGCTTCTTTACACGACCAAAAAGACCAACATCGTCTTTCTTTAGATTTTTAGGATCGTTAAACCCGTCGTAATCCTTCGGCAATGTCGAATGGTCGTCTGCATTGATATTACTTAGTGGATTTTCAACAGTTGTAATTTCTCTCTCTTTCCGAACCTTCTCAAGTTCCTTTAGAAAACCAATATTATATGCTTCTCCGTATGCCGGAACTTCTGTAGACTCGTGGTCACTTCCCAGACGAGTCTTATACTTCTTCTTAAATTCTTCGGAATTCCTGTCAAGGTATAGATCTGTCTCAATCTGGCGAGGATCATTATCGGAATAGACAACTAGTTGTGCTAGTGGAATTCCAAGATTGTTGCAGATATATGTTCTAAGAAAATCTAAAGAACCCGGGTATCCCAGTGTAATATCACAAATGAATACCGATGTATTCTTCACATTAGGAAAATCCAATGGGCTTTCCTGAATAGGGGTTTTTCTGAATGCAGATGCTGCCTTTAAGTCGTATTTCTTTAGGCACGACTCTAGCACGTCAATTGTCCCGTCGGGCATTTCGTTTAAGGCAAATTTCAAGACATACTTATAGTCTGTCTTTGACTCTGCAACATAAGATATAAAAGATTTCTTCTCTGCCATATAGCACTCCAGTGTTACGACTATTTATCAGAGTTTTCCGATTTATTAGAAACTATATATTTTAGCAACTCATTTCTGTCAAATTCGCCACCACCTGCTATTTTTCTATCGCCGTTACCTTGATCTAAGTCAATCTGTTCGGCGCGAACTTTCTTAAGCTGAAGCTCAATCATTCGCAGCTTCTTTTCAGCTTTTGCATTTTTAGCTTCCAGCGCAGTTTTTAACATCTGACCAGCTACTTCATATATCTTACCTGCATGAAGGTCGGGCACATTTCCACCTAATACTATTAAATCTTCAAAAGTTTTCACTGCCTTACTTGCAATAGAGTCCATTTCTCCATCATGAGAATCGAGGCCGAACACTGTAGGTAAGGCCATATCGACCTTCTCAGCGGTTGTCATTGATGTATATATTTCTTTTGCTTCAACCATCAACTCTTCTTTAGTTTTCGACGGCTGGTCATCTTCGTCTGTTGATTCATCAGCAGGCGGAAGGTTAAAAAATTCTTCAAGTTTTTTCGTCATTAAGCTCTGCCAGTCGGGTTATTAAAAATGTTATTTTCGTTAAGCACGCGAAACGTCATGCCATGGCTTTTGGCAAATGCTTGTGCCGCTGCCCATTTGAAGGTATTCAATGCGACCGCTGCCTTAGCCTTTTGAGATTTTGCTTGTTCTAAGAACGTCTCCTTGGCTGGCTTTACTTCGATAATCTCGGCTCTCTGATTACCTTTAGCATCCACATAAGTTACCACAAAATCAGGTACATACACGGTATATTTACCAGTAAACGGATTCTGATACGGAATTTTTAAGGACTCACTAGCCCAACTGCTGATATTTGGATTTACATCAAACATCTGCATAACCTTAAATTCCCAAGATGAACGAAATATAATAGGATAGGTTCCTACATACTTAGCAGGATTTACAGGTTTATATTGTCCTTGAACATAGGAACGCATTCAAGACCTTATCTCTCTAGCCTGCAGGCTATACCTGTTACTCACGGTTGTTACAACTCCCACTTGATTTCCGGGGTCTCTAAACATATTGAATGCACGATATGCATTAGTTGTAAACAACAATTTACCATTTATCTCTGATTGTTCAAGGAGAGCCTGCACAGAGATTTCTAAAGATGCAGCCATGTCAATTGCCAGGCCTGTCATTGCATCAGCATACATAGTGCTGGCACCACGTGATAAAAAATAACATCTGGTTGAGTTATATGCCGACGGTGAATAATTTCCTACAACACCACCACCTAGGTCGGCTTGCGATGTTGACCCGGGGCTCGGGAAAACAGTGGGACCAGTTGAATACTTAAATGTATTTACTGGTGCACCTGAGGATGTCTTAACTGTTCTTTGCGTACCTAAATAGGTAAGCATCTGAGAACTGAATCTACCTATTGAGGTTATGCTTGCATTAGCCACCATTACCACCTATTCTATTCATATCTTGATATGCTGCTGTTATTTTCTTGGCTGCTGATGCAAAGGGCCTGGAGAAAACTTGAGCTGCAGAGGATGGATGATATGGTGTAGGAGAAATATTTGCTAGACCGTCTAATGCACTAGCACTAACACGTCTCACAATCTTATCAGATAAAGCGGCACCCGTAACTGCACCTATTGTAGATTGTACATTTTTTCCTATTCTCTGAAGAATTGGATTATCGGAATTTAATAACGGATTATTGGACTCCATGAAATCCATAAGTGTAGCATTAAATGCTAGGGCTGGCAGCTCAAGAAACTCTCCGTGCTCAAAAGGTTCCATAGTAGAGTTGTTGTTTGTTTCGCCTCCACCGATTCTCATATTCTGTAAAGTGTAATACGCATACTCGTACTCAATAGTAAATGTTAGCTCTAATGTTTTGTCGCTAGATGCATAGTTTAAGACATCGTGAGTAAATGCCGAAATACGCGGATTAACAAGTGTTACCTGGTTAAATCTACCGCCATGTACCTGATATATGTCTATGCTCTGAATAAGAGCCCGTATATTTTGTACCTGTGGTAAATTAAATCCAAAATTATGATTATCTAATGTGTCGGCTACTATGTTCTGTATCGCAGACTTATCACCAACTGTATTTGTCGGCGACTTAACGCCAGTTGGGGAATTACTCTGAAATAGATTTTTAACACTCACCGGGAGATTAGCAATTGCCGGATTTAACTTAGGTGTTAAATTCTTAAGTAAGGCTTCAACAGAGTATGTACCATTATTTTGTTGAATTTGTTTAGCTTCGTTTTTGCCGGGCTCATTTCCGTCTGCGAAGTAGTATCTATAATACATCTCCCAGAACTTTAATGTCTTGCCGTCGGCTACATCATGAAAAACTAGCTTAACTGGTTCATACGCAATCTTTGTCTGACTTAGTCGTTTTCTATTATATTGATTTAATGGTGCTGTATCAATCTTCATCGATGGCATTTCGACTGTTTTAACCAACGGGGTTACCTGAGCCCACTGTGGAGAATTGAAGTATTGAGCAATGTAGGAACTAGCAGTTCCTACATTATTTAAATTAATTCCTATATAATATTCAAACGGAAATCTTGGTTGATTTCTATATAATGCTATACCATCTTGGTTGAAATTATACGTGGCATGGCGCGAGTTCTTTTCATAAAAGAACCCAACGCCTGATAACGATGTTACCGTACTCGAAAAGCTAGGCACTAAGCCATCTCCAAAAATTCGCTATTAAGCGAATGTAGTACCACCAGTTGGGCTGGCGAGATTTGGATATGGATTTCCACCGACTGTTGTACCGTCGTTTGTATTTGGACCAGAAACGTTTGTTGCGTTATCGAAACGAATTGTTAAAGTAACAATGTTCGGATCTCCACTAGCATAGTCATTATCACCATATGCCGCGGCCTGTATCCAGCATCCGTCAAGTACCCAAGATTCGAGTTGATCATTGTCAGTACCGTCTAGTGCATGAACTTCCATTGAAAACTTGTAGTTGATGCCGGCTACTGCACTTGTCTGTTCGAAGTGGTTCATTTGCTTCTGGACTTGAGATCCTACAGACGAAATAACCGAGTTGGTGATATCATCGCGTAATGTAATTTCAAGTGGATCAAATGTATGCTTGCCTTGAATCCAGGCAACAGAGTTGTATGAGTCGAGCTGAACTTCGTTATATGTAATTTTTGGACGAGTACATGTAACTACGTTGGCAGTCATCTCGCGCAATCCATTATTTTCGCCGAAGTTCTGCCAGACGACTCTAAAACGATATTTTTGCTTGGGATGCAAAATACCAAGCTTATTTCCATCAAGTGGAACACCGAATTTAGCTAAATTTGCCATCTTTTTCTCCTGCTATAAAAGCTAATACTATTTATCAATTCTCTGAAAATTTTTTCCGGCCGGTATTCCAGCAAAGCTCTGTATAATATAAGATTCCCCTATATCAACTGAACAGGTATATGGCAGTATTCCGTATCCATTGCTGCCCCACTTAGGGCCTAGAGAGTTCGCTATAATCCACGAACCTCCCATAATGTTCGGATCATTTCCAACTATAGTAACTGCGTGGCCGCGAGCAAGTCTATTATCTGTATCATTAACCGGAACATAGTTTTGTGATGACAATTCTCCGGAAAGTTTCCAAAACTTACTACCTGTTCTAACACCTACTATTATAGGTATCGATTGGTCAAGGTATGTGTTAAACTCATGCACATTTACAAACCTATAACTATGCAATCTATAATAAAGTGCATTATGAATTGCATCAATAGATGGTTCTCTGTTAACTAAAGGGAATCTAAAGGGCCACTTTTCGTCTAAACAAACACCGTGTGTACTTAGAGACTCGAGTGTTTTACCTAATTCTGCTCCATTCTTTCCCAGGCGCCCTTGGATTTTTCGAGTCATATAATAAAGAAAGAGCCTCGAAAAATTTAGAACCTTCCCGGTCATTGCAAGTGTAATTTCTGCAGCTAAAAGAGTTGCACTAGATGTACAACATCCTATGTTGCTCTGCGACGGTAGATGTCTTATGTAACTCCTTAGATCACTCATCCGATATTTATCATAAAAAGGAAATACCGGCACGAGGCCGGTATTTCAGTAGATAACCTAGTATCAAGGTGCCGATAAGCTAGCACCAGTATTCTTGATTCGAATCGGAATATAGATAAATTCGATTGCCTTAACTGGCTGAATTGCAATATCAATCCATAATTCGTTTCTATCAATTCTGGCAGGTGTGTTATTGCTCAAATCGCAAACTACCAAGAAGTCATAAAGTGCGCGTAGTGTGATAAGTTCTGATAAGAATCTATCAAATGCATCCTTGACTGCCTTACGAGTAATTGTGTCGTTAGGTTCAAACAAGAAAGGTTGTGCCAATAGGTTTAATTGGTAGCGCAAGTAGTTTTCTAAACGAACTACGTTGATACGATCTGTTGCACTTGCATATGGCTGACGTGTCTTCTGACCGAAAACAACAATTCCGCCCTGTGGCATTACGCGAATTGGGTTAATACCGTTTTGGTATAGAATGTCTCTCTGACCTTCGTTTAGTTTAACGGTTATAAACTGGCCTTCTTGATTAACATATCCTACCGCTGCTGCATTGTTAACAATACCGCGCTGTAGACCTGCTGGTGCGAACCACGGATATGCTACCTGGTCGTTATATGCAATGGTACGTAGGGCCATGTGCGATGGTGGAACAACAACATCTGTTCCATCTACGTTTGTTGCTAGACCACTCGGATACCATGCAGCAAAATACTTACTTGCTGATACTAGACCATCTGATCCGTTGCCATAAGCAACCGAACTGTTGGTTGCCCAATTCTGAAGAGCAGTGCCATTTGCAGCTAATGTAAATGGTGTATCACCAACAATAAATGCAGTCTCTTTACGGTCCTCGTTTAATACAAGCATTTCGTCGATTGCTTCAACATATCCAGGAGCAGCAATTAGGTTAAAATACAAGTCTTCGGCTCTAATATCTTCGTTTGAGATAATAGCCGATTGAATTGCTCTAACAATACAAATATTTTGTGCTGCTGCACCCATGTATGGTGCGCCGCCTGCGTTATTACCGGATGTTGTTACCCAACGGCCTAACGACGAATTGTTTGTATCGTCCGGCAATGCTGGGACACTATTGAATACATATGGAGATTGCCATTCCTTTACGTTATTGGTTGAATAACGTGTATTCCATAGCAAGAATCCCTTTGGATATAGGTCCGAATCTGGTGCATCTGGATCAAGGTCAGGATTTCCTGGGCCGCCGTTATTTGCGCCGCCGTTAATGCCATTCATGAACATAGGATTTGATCTTGCATCTGTGAAGATGATACCATTTGGCGTAGTCTGATCTGTGTTGTCGACCATAGTCCATGCTGTACCTGTCCAACGCTTAATAACAGGGTATGGATCAACGTCAGTATCAACCCAGATATCACCCTGTGATAAAACTGGTGCTGGGACATTGTCTTGCGGGTCACCTGACTGTGTAAACAGTGTAGGTTGTCCTGGGAGGACAGACATTCCGGTCCATCCTTCAAGGTTAATGTTTTGCCAACTGCCTGCGCCGTCGGCAATAAGCATATCTACTGTAGATTGACCATTTCCGTCAACACCCACCTCAGCGTTAAACCATAGTTGGCCGTTATCCGGACCTTCTGTTGGTACTGATTCTGAACCGATAATGGTTGCTAAAGGTGCCCATGGACCAGTTGCGCCGGTTGCCTTCCTGAAGGATAGCGAATCAGCAGTGCCAAACGGTGTAGGCTGAATATAGATCTGACCATTTGAACCGGCTGGGTTAGAACTGTAATATGTGTTTGCAGCGGTGTCGTCTGCTAAAATTGGTGCCTCAATTTGCAAAAACTGTGCAAGTGTAGCATCCATTCTGCGCAGAACCATGTTAGCGCCTTGTGCTGCCGAACCTGTCTTAACCCAGTATTCCTGTGTAGTTAAGACGTTGGTTAGATCTGGCCATACCTGCTGAATTACAATACTAGTAGGACCAGATGCACCAGTTAGTTGAGTCCATGTATCGCCTGCGGCAGAAACTGTCGCAGCAACAAGAGGTGTTGATGGTGTTATATTTACTGTAAATGTAGTTGGGCTGTTCACTTCGGTAACATATGTGCCAACACTGAACACGCCAACGCCAGCTGTTACCGAAGGTACCATACCGGCAAAAAGACCAACTGTGGTGTCGACTGTTACTAGAGTTCCGGTTGATGATCCAGTTAATGCTCCCGAAGTATATGCTGCTGGAGTAGTTCTTGCCCAGTACGATAGTTCACCAGACGCTGTCTGAAATACAAGAGCATGATCTCCTGCAGTACCATCAGCAGGTGATGGTTCATTTGCAACTCCTGTTGCAAAATTGTAAATAAAATTAGGTGTAACCAATGTCCAAATTTCATTAGGGAATACACCAGCACGAACAAATAGTCCGTAATCAGAGCCGTTAGACGATTCGTCAAACCAGTATGTACCAGGCGCGGCTGGACTTGTTGGCTCAATTGCCGAGGCCTGCAGTTGCACGGTGTTAATGTCTGCACGAATAACTCTAGCAAGATTCGATATGCCAAGGTATGAATATGCGGCTAACAATCCGTATTCGTTTAGTGGGTAACCATTGATAGATGTACCGCTGACTTCGTAGAAAACAGGATCTCCAAAGGTTTGCACTAGATCTCGCTGCGACGTAATAGAATAAACCTTACCTGCATTTGCCTTAGTGGTACCGGGTGCAGTTTCGGAACCATCGGGCGTTGCCTTATTTTCCTGTGTTGCAATAAAGATTAGTGGAACAGTGCCTGGACCAGCGCCAACATTGATACTTTGATCAATAACTGAAATACTTACGCCAGGTGATACTAGAATAGCCATTGTATTTTAACTCCTTTGAAGAATTACGATTCTTGTTATGAGTATTTATCAATGAGGGTGTTAAATACGCGGCAAATGAGTGGCCAGAAAACCTTAATTAATACAAGGCATAAACTTCCCACACTGCTGTCCCCTCAGCTGGGTCGGTATCGTATCCGCCGACCTTAAAAGTGTACAGTCCTGCAGCGACACATGTATATTCAAAATACGAAGCAAGTCCTATAAAATCATCATTGCTTGCTACAGTGACATCCGAGGGATTCAGGAGTCGTATATACGAGTCACCGGCATTTAAAATTGCTCCTGGGAGATTACATGTTCCTGCCTTTAGTGTTTGACCAACATCGAGGTAAATCTGAACATCTTCGGTATTCACAGTTGCATCAAGTGTATTAATCACATTGAATGAGAACGAACCCGAATCAACTAATGTAGGTGTTGGTGGATTAAAACATTGAATTGCAGAAACACCTGAGGCATCACTTTGCCAGTTACCAAAGAATTGATAGTGTATTCCAGTAAATTCATCCGGGCCTATCATTACGTCTACTGTAAACGGTGCTCCGTATCCACTGAAATTTGTACCAATGCACCATATCTTATCTCCCGGTTCCATAGGAAAATAGAAATCTCGGGCAAAGAACTCATTAGGTGTTGTTGTAAAATCAAAGTAGGTATCGAGTGTTGGGCCCACTGAGCCAGGTGGACCATTTGCATTGCCGGCTCCCACTGACCAATAGGCACCATTAACTATTGATGTTGTAAGTAAAAGCTTACTCATCGCTGCGCTCGGATAGGTCTGTAATAATTGAGAGGCTTCTATTTCAAAAGAACTAACAAAGGGATTACTCTGCCCTATATATCCGGCTATACCTGTATCACCATCAAACCCATTTCGAATCTGAATGCTGCTATAATATGTGTAGGTAGTCGGTGGAGGTGGTGGTGGCGGCACCAAACATTCCCCGAGTGGTAATAACTCACCAAACGGCGATTCGGGTGTTGAATCATTATCTACCCCGACATATAGTCCCGAATAATCAAGAACTCCGTAATTATAACCGATATCTGGATATTCAGTTCCGTCGTTATCTATTATAGCAAACGTACCATTTGTTCTTTGAATTATTAGATGAGTTTCGGGGCCACCGCCTCCATCCTGTTCCGTCAAAAAACAAGAAAAATCTGGCGGTAACTGTGCTGTTATATTATTTGTAAGCTGATCTAGGGTAGTTGTTGTGCCCGGGTCAAATGTCAACAATATGGGCGGATCTATAAGAGAATCCACAAAAACCCTGAATCTATACACCGGATGTTCGACCCAATTGAGGTTTGTCGATCCCGGGAATACCTGCGAGAATCTATAATCAAAGAAAGAACACATCACAACAACAGGAGGTGCATATGTTATCATAGCATTTGTTGCATACAACGAGAGTATTAAATTACTAGCATGTACCAAAACTCCATTCTTATAGAATCTCAGGTAGGTATCTCCATAACCACCGGGCTGAATAGTAGAGACCACACCTATAACATCACCCTGTGTAAACGTAGGTAGTCCAGTTGTAATTGTGCCACCGGAATCTAAGAATCCACCATAGGTATATGTTATGTAATCACTTGTGCCACCATTGGGCTCGTTAGGATCGGCAAAATTCTTTACTACACCTACAGATATGTTATTTTCTCCTACCACAACCTCAAATACAGTTGAGATATCGGATTCCGAGTTCGGGTAACCCGATTGAGTTGCACTATAATCAGAAAATGTAACATCAAAATCGTTGTTAGATAATACAAAGTCTGGGCTCACTAGAGCAGGATCAAGAGAACTCATATTTATAATCTGTATATCCGGCACATCAGCTAGATATTCGGCCATGTACGCCAATGTTCGCAGTCCGTCATTAGGGACAAACATGGTAGGCACTATCGGCACAACAGGGTTTGGCACAAATGCAGTAATGGGCGCTAAAGCTGGTATTCC